CACGCTTGGCCACACGCTCAGGTACAGCGGGTAAATCAAAGCCGGCACGTGGTCGCGGTCTAGGCGGAACTCCTGGGTTCCAGACTGCGCCCACGTGAGTGTCTGCGTGGCACCGCCCGTGTCCACGTACGAGATAGTCACCGTGGCGCTCGCGGCAGTCGCGTTCAATCGCACTGGCGGGCGCGGAAGCTCAATGCGGGTCCCGAAAAAGTCATCGAACGCCACGGTGTACGTCTTGTCGGCGAAGGTGCGGTCACAGTAGTCCTCGCACCACGTTGTCGCCGCATCGATCAGCGCCCCGATGTAGGCGTCGTCCTCGGTCGTGTCCACGACCCGCAGATGCTCTTTGGCATCCGCCACGCTGATGGGCCGATCACCTGTGCCGCTGGCCGTGCTGACGACCAGGCTGCGGTATCGGCTCGCAATCGTGCCGCGGTAGAACAGGCTCACGACTTCGGCCTCCGCCCCCGACGCTTGGGCGTGACCGGCGGGGCCACCGCCACCTCGAGCTCGGCCGGCTCAGGCTGCACTGCGAACCGCAGCTGCGGCTCGTCCTCGACCAGGTCGCCCTTGCCAAACACGACAAGCGAGCGGGCCTGGCCCTTGGGCACCGTGATGACCTGGCCAGCCTTGTAGGCCATGAACGGCCGGCGGATGCGGACTTGGACGGTTTCGATGGTCGTGCTCATTTCCAAGCCTGCTCCGGTGCCTTGCCGCCGTGGTCCCAAAACTCGCCGGGGTGCTGCACGAGGCCCTTCATGTTTTTGTCAGGCCACTTGAAATGCACCTCGGCATGCCCAATGCACACCCGGGTGCACACGCCACACTTCACCCCAGCCTCTTGAGCCACCTGCCAGAAGTGGATGTCATCGTCGACCCGCTCAGGCCCCCACTGGCCATCCTTGTCCGGCTTGCCCAGGAACCACGGGTGCGGCATCCGCTTCAGTGCCGCCGCCCTAATCATCGTGAATCCGAAGTGGGCCGTGTTGGCTTTCACGACGTTGTGATAGATGAAGTGGTCCCGCGGGGCCTCCACGAGCCGCTGGCCGTCCTCGCTCGCCATGGTGAAGAGCGGCTCGTCGGAGCGGCGCTTCATCTGCAGGGCGGCCACCACGTCGTAATCGCTGGCCGTAGCGTACGTCAGCATCCGTGGAACGGCGTCGCCCTCAAAAATGGTGTCGTAGTCGAGCGTCAGGATCCACAGCGGCGGGGCCTTGGGGTCCTCGTCCAACTCAATCATTTCGGTCAGCACCCGCTCGAGGCACTGGCCCCAGAAGGCCCCCTCCAGCCGAACCGGCGAGATGCCGTAGGGGATGAGCCCACGGGGCCAGCAGAACATATGGTCCTGCCAGCCGAGCCTGGGAACCGACATCGCGCACATGACGCGAACCGGCCCGGAGCCTGTGTCCAATACGGCAGGGTTAATCCCTGCCACCGGTGACGCCGCGCCCACGGCATCCTCCTTTGGTTGGAGAATCGTCAATCAGCCAGAACTACTTGACCACCAGCGTGACCACGTTGGCGTCAGCTGCCGAGTCCACGCCAGCCTCACCCTTGCCCAGGCGAGCCGCCACGACAACCGTGTTGTTGGTCGCGTTGCTGGTCGCATCGGCCGCCGGGGTAACCGCCACCTGGAGGTACCGCTTGAGGGCCTTGGTGGTCAGGTTGAACCGAGTCACGTTGACCGTGGCCGTATTGGCCACAGCGCCGACCGTGTAGTCGGTGCCCTGCACCAAGCCGGTGATCGCGGCGTACGAGCCATCCGTGTCGGAGTGCTTGACGCTGACCACGCTCGGGGCCGAGGTGTTCGCAATCGACCGATAGCCCACGTCGATGCTCACCGCATCGAAGCCGAGGCAGTCGATGGCCACCGTGTGAGTGCCAGCCGAGGCAACGCCAGCGGCAGCGGACAGGCTCACGACGCTCTTCGTGTTCGCTACAGGGTCCATTGTTCAATCACTCCTTGTGGATGTCAGAAGGTCAGAGCGTGAGAGCCACCACCGGGCCAGCCGTCGAGGCATCGCCCGCGTCCGAAGTCACGACGTCGAAACGGCAGAGCCCCTGCAGGTAGGTCTGGTCGAACTCAATGAAGCGATCCGTCGAGGCCCGGATGGCGATCTGCTGCCGCAGCCCGAAGTGAGTCGCCAGCCGCAGGTTGCCGAACAGGCACACGACCTGGTTCGCCGTGGGGGCCGTCCGCATGCTGTTGTTGAAATAGACGGGATAGCCCATGAACCGCTGCTCGCTGGCACCGCCGGAGAGCTCGGCGGCAGACACGCCACCGGCACCCAGCATCAGGGGCAGCATCACCGTGCTGTAGACCTGCGGAGTCACGTACCAGCCGGCACCGGCCCGAGCGTAGCTGGGCAGCTTGCCGATGGTCTCGGCAAAGTCGTCCACCGTGATGGCCGAGAGCGAAGACTCACCGCTGTCGTTCTTGCCAGCGGTGAGCGTCTCGTTCTCGAACTTCCACTGGATACCCCGGATGCCGCCGTGGGTCGAGGTGCCGTCGCCAGCGAAGCCAGCGTCGTCGATCTTGCGAGCCAGGGCCAGGCCGAACTCCTGAGCGACCAGGTCGGCGAGGTTGATGGCCGAGTCTTCAATGAGCGAGTTAGGAATGCGGGTCGCAACCCGGCAATCCTTGCTCGACAGCATCACGTTGTCGGTCGCCATGTCCGACACGGTGGTCTCGGTGTTGTCGCTCACGAAGTAGGCGGTGTTGCCGCTGACCCGACGCGGGATGTAGAGCGTGTTGCTCGACATCGGAATTACGTTGGCCTGCGACGGGATGGCACCGAACTCGTCAACCAGCCGAATGACGGTGGCAGCGAAAGACTCAGGGATGAACACCCCGCCCTTGCTGTTGTCGTCGCTCGACAGGGCGCGGCTCTCGACGTTCCGCTCGTACCACGCACGATCCTCGGAGCGGCCAAAGACGTAGCCCTTGAGCCACCGGCCGCAGATCTCGGCGTCGTCCGCGCTCTTGAACGCACGAAGCCGGCCGACGTGCTGCATCTTCCGAGTGACGGGGGCCTCGGCAGCCTCAACGGCCACGGGCTTGGCAGTCGCGGCCACCTTGCCACGCAGCGACGCCACCTTCTCGGCAATGGCGGTCTCGACGGCCAGCCGCTCCTCGAGCTCGGTCGCCTCGGCGCTGAGCTTCACAACGTCGGCCGCCTGGGCCTCGGTGCGATCCTCAACCTTGGCCAGGTCGTCGAGCAGCGCGGCCACAGCGGCGGCGCGGTCTTGAAGCTTGTTGAGCGAAGCGGCCATCCTTGGCACTCCCGTAGTGGGTGACAGATCCGTGTCTGTCGTTCACGCTACGGGACGAATGGCACTCAGCCATCAAGGTTGTTTGTACGGTACAAAAGACCGACGCCACACATGCAGCGCAGCGACGATGGCTTTGGTCTTGTAGTCGCACGCCTGGCACTCCAAATACCGCACCTGACGCTGCTCGTCGAGCGGGTGGCTAGAGCGTGTACGGATGCGTCCCTTGCCGCACTTCGGACAGGGATCACCGGGCTTTGCCACGCATGAAGCTCCTGAGTCGCGCGGCTCGCAGCCGCATGGATGCCTTAAACACGTCGGGTCCGCTCGCCGAGTGTGGCATCGACTCAGGTGTAACTTGCTCCGCAAGCCAAGCCTGGAACGAACGCATGGCCACTGCTGCTGTTGTGCTCGGATACGCCGGCTGCACCACCGGCCCCAGTTCGTAAATCGTGGCGGCCCGCACCTCGCGGATCGCCCGGCCGCCCTCGTCGGTCACGAACGCCTCGCCGCCCTTGTCCACGCTGAACGTGAACGACGATCCCTTCACGTCCCGACGCGAAATGAGCTCGACGATGTCGGCCCTGGTGGCCGGCGGCGTGACGATGTAGCCCACGCCCTTGTCGTCCGAGAACACCTCGAGCGTGCCGCTCGACTCCCGGCCCAGCAAGATGTCGGGGTTGTGGTTGTAGTAGCTCACGAGGTCACTGCGGCCCCGCTGCCGGTTGAGCACCCCGTCAAAGGCTCCCGGCATAATCCGCTCGCGGAACCCGCCCAGGTCCACGCTGAGTCGGTTGTAGACGACGGCGTAGCCCTTGATGACCGGCCGCCCATCGGCGCGGGTCTCAATGACCAGCTCGTCGTCGGCCTCGAAGGGCATGTCACGCTTTTCGATGATGCCTTCCATGGAATTGCTCCTGTCGCCTTCTCGGTCCAGTTCTGCCACCTTGCGGGCCGCGAACGACTGCCCGGCGTCACCGCCCCACAGCAGCCACGCCACGAAGCCCGGCGTCTCCTTGCCCGCGTCATCCCAGCCCGGCCTGCGGTCGGACTCGTGCCGGGCAAACCAGGCATTCATCTCCCGCACCCAATCCTCGTTCATCTGCTCGCGTCGGCTCAGCCGGCCTGCACGGGCGACGGTCTCGGGCTTGAGCCCGTCGCCGCTCTTGCCCTCTTCGTGCAGCCTCAGGCCACGCTTGGCGGCCGAGGCCATGCCCTCCGTGGGAGTCAGGTCAACCGCCATCGGCGTCACCCTCCTCGTCCTCGGGCTCGTCCTCGGGCTCCGGTGCCGGCGGCTCGGCGGCCGGTGCGGCCGGCTCCTCGGGCTCCTCGCCTTCCGGCATCGGCCCCATGTTCTCCTTCAGCCGCACTTCTTCGGGCGTCATCCACCCGTTTCGCACGGCAACCTCGTATGCCTGGTAGCGGGTTGTGATGTCGCTCCGCAGCAGGCCCTCGACCAAGAACTCGGCATACAGGTCGTCATCGTCGCCGAGGATGTCCCGCTCAATCGCCCCTTCGATGCGACGCAGCCACGGCTGAATCGTGAACTTCTCAAAGCTCACCATTTCGCTAGCCAGGTTGCCCCACGTGGCCCGGCCCAACTCCTGCACCATGTGCGGCGGCATCTTCCAGATCC